TTAGATTCAATTAAAGTTTTTTTTATTGAGGACACTAAAAATGAATCTTATATATATTACAAGAATTGTGCAGTTAAAGTGACTAACAATGAGGTGGTTCCAATTGAGTACATTGATTTAGGTGGTTATGTTTGGAAGGATCACGTTATAGATAGAGACTATGCGAACTGTGAGTCTATTGAATGTGATTATAAAAAATTCATATCTAATATATGTGCAAAAGACAATAAGAGAATTGAATCTACTGAAAGCACAATTGGGTATTTAATGCACGGATATAAAAATTTATCTTATTGTCCTGCAGTGATATTAAATGACGAGGTGATTAGTGATAATCCAGAAGGTGGAACAGGTAAAGGTTTGTTTATGAATGCTTTACAACATATGAAGAAATTAGTAGTTATAGATGGAAAAGGTTTTGATTTTCAAAAGTCTTTTGCTTATCAATTAGTTTCTGCTGACACTCAAATACTTTGTTTTGATGATGTAAAAAAACACTTTGACTTTGAACGATTATTTAGTGTAATTACAGAAGGATTAACATTGGAAAAGAAAAACAAGGATGCTATTAAGATACCTTTTAAAAAATCACCAAAAGTGGCTATTACAACAAACTACGCTATTAAAGGTAAGGGAAATTCATTTGAAAGAAGAAAGTGGGAGTTAGAATTAAACCAATATTACAATAAGTCTTTTACTCCTTATGATGAGTTTGGTAAATTAATGTTTGGAGATTGGTCTAATGATGAGTGGTGTAAGTTTGATAACTATATGATTTTCTGTTTACAATATTATATGAATAAGGGGTTAGTTAAAAGTTCATTTGTAAATCTTAAAATACGTCAACTTTCTGCTGAAACTTGTTATGAATTTATTGAATGGGTTGGATTGTTAGATGGTAAAACTTTTAATGAAGATTTTGATAATGGCTTTAAAGTTTATAAACAGGAATTATATATTGATTTTATATCAGAAAACCCCGATTTTGCACCAAAAGCTAAGATGACTGTTTCAAGGATTAAATTTTATCAATGGTTAAGTTCTTATGGTATGTTTAAAACTGGAGTAAAACCTGAAGAAGGAAAAGACCACATAGGAAAATGGATTAGAGTTAGAAGTAAGCACGAGTTGGAAACTAATGGAAAACTTAAAATATGATAGAGTTAGATCCAGAAAGACTACATATTGCTTTTAACAACACTTACAAAATGGTAGTTGAAGGATGGGGAATAGAGGAAGTTTTAGATCATTTAGATTTAGGTGTTGTAAATGTTGATATACTATTTGCTCACGATCCTATTTATCCAGATGACAAAGAAATGATTGAGTTAATGTTAGAGTATTTTACAGATATTGAAGATTATGAAAAATGTGCTAAAATTCAAAAATTGCTATGAAATTCAGAGATTATCAGTTAAATATTATTGAAAAAGGATTAAAAGTGCTTAAAAACAAAAAGCTACTTTACTTATCTATGGAGGTTAGAACCGGAAAAACCTTAACTTCTTTGGGTATATGTGAAAAGTTAAATGTCGAAAATGTATTATTCATTACTAAGAAAAAAGCTATTGGAAGTATTGAATCTGATTACCATACATATGATCCAGAATTTTATTTAGAGGTAATTAATTACGAAAGCTTACATAAAATAAGTGACAAAAGTTGGGATGTAATTATTTGTGATGAAGCTCATTCAATGGGAGCCTTTCCAAAGCCTAGTAAAAGAGCTAAGACTGTAAAAGAATTAATACAAGACCATCAGCCTTATGTCATTTTAATGTCAGGGACTCCTACTCCAGAGAGTTTTTCTCAAATGTATCACCAGGTGTATGGTGTACCTAGAAATCCTTTCAGCAAACACAGAAGCTTTTATAAGTTTGCTAGTGAGTATGTAAGGGTAGTGCAGAAAAAAATCAACGGATATAATATAAATGATTACAGCAAAGGCCTTCCTGAGATTGTAGAAGAAATGAAGCCTTATACTATTTCATATAGCCAAAAGGAGGCTGGATTTAAAACTACTATCAATGAAAAGGTATTATTAGTTCCCATAAGTGAAAAGGTTAGTGATATGATTAAGGTCCTTAGAAAGGATTTAGTTTATGAGATAGATGGTGAGTATATACTTGGGGATACTGCTGTTAAATTAATGACTAAGATGCATCAGATGTGTAGTGGAACGGTAAAGTTTGAGAGTGGTAATAGAATTGTACTTGACTTAAGCAAGGCTAATTTTATTAAGGAAAAGTTTGATGGTCAGAAGATAGGAATATTTTATAAGTTTCAGGCTGAGTTAACAGCATTAAGGGAAGTGTTTGGTGATGGCTTATGCACTACACTAGAAGAGTTTGACAGTACGGATAAGAACATTGCATTGCAGATTGTTAGTGGCAGAGAGGGAATATCATTACGAAAAGCAGACTTCTTAGTTTATTACAATATTGATTTTAGTGCTACTAGTTATTGGCAGAGTCGTGATCGTATGACTACTAAAGAAAGAATGAATAATAATATCTATTGGATATTTTCTGAGAAAGGTATTGAAAAAATGATATACAAGGCTGTAAACAGTAAAAAAGATTACACATTAAGACATTTTAAAAGAGACTATTTTATATGATTAAAAAAGAATGGCATTGGATGTCAAAAAAAAATATGCAACAATTTAACTTAATATATCATTTCAACCCTTATAATAACAATTGGTACTGCATACCAAGAGAAGAGTATGTTAACTACTTTAAAGGTGATCACAAAAAATGCGGATGCGGATTTAATATTGAAGGAGCTTACTTAAACTATAAAAACAAAACAAAATGACAGAAATAGAGACTTTTGAAAAACAATATCCTGAATTATCTAAGGAGTTCAAGGAGATACAACAAGAAATGTATAAATTATTTGCTAGAAAGCAAATGGATTACGGGCTAAATAATATTGCATTAGGTGGTGATTTAAAGAAACCAGAAGACAAAAATTTTGCTTTGACAGGTTTATCCATTAGATTAACTGACAAAATAAGTAGATTAAAGAACTTAATTAAGAATGGCAAGAATTATGTTCCTGGTGAAGGTCAAGAAGATACATTTATTGATATAGCTAACTATGGAATTATTGGAATGTTAGTTGGTAGAAATCAGTGGAAATGAAAACTAAGGAGTTACAAGTAATTAAAGAGTTGAATAAAAACTACAATAGGGGGTTAAAGCCCACAGAAAATGAATATGAAGCTTATGACGCTTACAACGACATTTCTATCATAGAGATTAAAGTTAGGGATATTGTTTATGATACTCACTACATACAAGTAGATAAGTTTTATAATTTACTAATGATTGGTGAGGCTTTAGAAAAAAAACCTTTTTACTTAGTGAAAGATTCTTCTGGAGTATATATGTATGATTTAAACGAGTTAAAGGAAGAAATTATTACCTCTGATATTACTCCAAAGTTTGCTCCATATAGAACAGAGTTTGAAAATAATAAAAAAATTACTAAATACTTTTATGAGTTACATAAATATAATTCATTAAATTTATAACAATGAATTTAGACAAAAAAATAAAGTTGTTTATTAAGGCTTATCCTAACGACTCTATTTTAGGTGCTAAAGTTAGAATGTTATATAGTGAAAGAAAGTGCAATACAATCAAAGAGAATAAAACAACTAGAAGCTAAAGGTTATTATGTCATTAAGTTAATTAAGACTAATAAAAACGGTATACCAGATTTAATTGCTATACCAAAAGATTCAGAAGTTTTGTTTTCAGAAATTAAAACAGAAAAAGGAAAATTATCTAAATTACAAGAGTATAGATTAAAAGAGTTAAATGGCTACGGGTTTGAAACAGAAGTATATAGAGGATAGAATATTTGATGTTGATGAAGGATTTATTGATAAACTTCAAGAGTCTTTTTCAATGATTCAATCTATGGCTATTGCTAAGCTTATTAATAAGAAACTGAGCAGTTTAACACCTAGTAAAACGACCACTTATGGTGGTGTTGTACATAAGCCAGAGGCTATTTTTTTTTCTGTTGACTGTGTAAAACTACATAAAAACCTTTATTCATTTACAGACATTAGAGAAATAGACAGTGATGAGTACTTAGACTTAATTAACTTAAAATTAAACTTAAATGAAATTTAACAACGAATTAGCCAATGAATTACTTATGGCTGGATATACTCTTCCAGAGGTAGCTAAAAAATTAAAATTAAATTATCAGCAAGTTGTTTATAATTACAAGCCTATTCCAAATAAAAATAAGTATATTGAAGAAGAAGAAGAAGAGCAGGTGAAAGAAGAAAAAATATATTTTAACGAAACTTATTGTTTAGAATCCTTAAGTCCTAATGACCTAGAGGCTTATGATTATTATGAAAATAAAAACAAAGCTTATTATGAGATATAAATTTGAAGACATAGAAAAGATTTTAGAGTTCAAGACCTGGACTGACAAAGATAAGATAGACAAGTTGTTAGAGATTGATTGTAGTTTGTATGCTCATTTAGGAATTGATTCTACAAAAACAGAAAAGGAAACAGTTAAAAAACAATCAAGAGTTATATATAAACATATTAAAACGATTGACAATGTTATGGGGGAAAGTTTTTTATATGCAATGGACAAAAAAGAATGAAACATCACACTACATATGTAAACTTCATCACTAAGATGATTAATGATAATACTGACGAAATTTATGAGAGTTTAATGGATAAAAAACAAGATGAAGTAAATAAGTCTTGTAAAAATCTAATTAAAATATTAAATGAATTAGTTGATCAGGAATAATGTTCTTCTGTGTGACATCTTGAGCACAACACTTTACACTTTGCTATTTCTTTTTCGATTTTTTTAATAGCCATTCCTCTATGTACGCCATTACTTACTTCAAAATCTTTATTCTTTTCAAAATGGTGAAACTCAAGAGCTTGAGTGCAAAACTTTGGATGTGTTTCTTTAGAGTATCCACAGGACTCACAAGCCATTGCTTCTTTTAGTTCTCTAAGCCATCTTTGATTGACGTATCTACGGTTTCTTTTCTTTTTCCCGTAACATTTAGAGCATTGTCTACGTCTATATCTTTTTCCTTTTTTAACTCCAGCAGATGGAAAATAAGTATCGGGAAAGGATTGATTGCAAATATTGCAAGTTCTCATCCCTCAATATAGTAATTAAAAGGCTCTTATTACTGAAGAAGAAGATTTTTTTGTTTTAATATTTGGGTTTTTAGGTAAATTAATCGGCTTGTCCTTGATTATTTGTTTAATAATGGTCATACTAATTCCATTTTCTTTCATTATACTAATTAGTTCTTTATTAGATACACCAAACACATCTCTAGCTGCTCTATAGTCTAAATGCATACTTCTAATCGCATCTACATAACTTTTATTATAATCTTCATAAAGATTGTCTATTTCTTCAGGTGATTTATCTATAATGTTTTTCTTGTATGATTTTTTAATATTAGGTAATTTTCTACCATATCCAAACGCTTGAGATTTATATTTAAAAGCTTTTGGTATATCAAACTCGTATTGTTTCAACCCAGTCAACATACCGCCTATTCTTTTTAATTTATTCTCAGATTCTACAACTTGACCAATCTGTTTAGTAAACCCTGGTTGTAATTTATTATAAGCATAAGCAGCTTGCTTTTTCCATTTTATTGTAGGTAAGTCTTCTTCATTATATATAGGAGCTCCAGAAGGTTTTTTATTTTCTTTTAATTCTAATAGTAAGTTAGCAGTCATATCCCCTCCTGCAAATGGCTTATATACTGCTTCTACAAATAATTTTAATGCTGCGTCTTCAACAGATTCAGATTCTGACATTGCATTAATAGTTTTATTTATTGCTCCGTGCGGGTCTGACCCAGATATATCTATTATTTCAAACTTCCCGTCTTTAATATTTAAAGGTAGAATATCAGATTCTTTCTGCCACTCCATTAAATATCTTTTAGCCAGTGACTTTCTGTCTTTTTCATCATCATCAGATAAAGCTGACCCTATTATTCCGGCCACACCTAATCCAGCCATCTTTCCGTAAGACGCTAATAATGCGTTTCTGCCTGATATGTAGGTAATTCCGCCAGCAAGTCTTTTAGCCCCTGCCTTTCTTAACTTTGGGTTTTTTGAACGCAATTCTTGTTGAGCAAGTTTAATTGTATTAATAGCTGTTCTGTAAGATTCATATTGAAAAGAAACGAAAGAACCAACTATAGGAACAGATCTGAATTTTTTAATAATATCAGGTATTTGATCATAAGACGGCATTATTTTTTTAACATTATCTGCTGCTATTTTTTGAACTTTAGATAATTCTGTTTCAGTTAGCTCGCTTGGTTTTTTACCATATTCAGTTTGAGAATATCTATCTAATTCGTGTTCAAAAGAATATATCTTCCAGAAGTCGTCTTCTGCTTGGTATGTTTGTTCAACTGCTCCTTTAAATTTTTTAAACATTTTAGTAGATAAATTATTTCCTTTACTATCTATGTTTCTAAGAATAGCACTTTCAAAATCATTATTACTAAATAATTCTTTCACTTCTTGAAGCCCAACACTTTTATCTATAATACCTAATCGAACATATTTATTATACATTTCTCTGTTAAAGTTCTTACCTCTTGTTAAGTTTCTAAAAGCTTGATAGGCATTTTTTAATTCTCTTACGTCACCATATCCATTAACCGCAGCAAAACCCATATTACTTACAAAGTTTACTGCGTGAGTAGCTGGAGATAATATAGTTTTCATATATTTATTTGCTCCAACTATATTGAAATAAATATTTAACAAAGCAGATTCTGGCTTTTGTTCAACCATTCTATTAAATTCTTCTGCTATTTCAGGCGTGGTATATAAGCCTGCTATTTCTTCAAAAGCTTTTGATTTACTTGGTGCTATTTTTTCAGAAAAACCAGGGGTATCATCATTCTTTTTTAGAATACCTGTTTGAAGTCCAACATTCCTTATATCTCTCAGCATTTGAGAGGTGTTGGTTTGAGAAGAAAGTTTTATAATTGATTTGGCAAAGTTTTGAGCCACATCAGTATATTCACCCATCAACATTCTAATTTCTAATGGTATGTCTTGTTTAGACTTCATAGCAGATATGTCTTTTCCTGAAATGTCTTTCTTAAAAATCCAATTAGTACCTGCTTTTCCTTTTAAAGTTTTATCAATTTGTTTGTCAATTTTTTCTAAAATCTGTTCTTCAGTTAAATTACTATCTTCTTGCTTATATCTTTCATATAAAAGAGAAGAAGCTGCAGATATTACATCATCAGAGATTTGTTTTTTCCAGTTTTTACTGTCAAACTTTTGGTAAGATCTAGTTAAATAACTACCCAAGTTTGATTCAATTTGAGACTTTGATTCAGGAGAAATTGTTGGGTCAAGTAAAAGTTTTCTAGACAAATCATCCACCATTTCTCTCATAGATGTAATAACTTCTCTTAAATCTTCTCTTATCTCTACTTCCTCGCCTCTTAATAGTTGGTCGGATAATTTTTCTAAATTTTCTCTTTCTTTTAGGTCTTTTACAGATTTTATAATTTTATTGTAATCCCTATTAAGATTAGAAACAACATCCATATCACCTTGAATCTGAGCATCTTTATTTTTTATTATGTCATAAAAAACTTTTGGCAAAAACCTACGTGCTGTAAATAATCTTCTTTTAACCGCCCCTACAGTATCTTTTATTTTCTTACCTGTGGCTAAGAAAACATCTTCTAATGCTTCTTCTGGTTTAACATCCAGGCTAGGTTTTTTCTTTACAATGTATTGAACTTCTTTCATTGTTCCTTTGCCTCTGTTCTCAATAGTGATAAGCTTAACAACATCTGCTTCAGATGCGTTGATGGCATCTTCTTCTGCTTTATTAAATTGTTCAGGAGTCAATCCTTTAGTATCTATTTCTATTTCTTCTATTGTTGCACCAGCAGGAATTACATCTTCAACAATTTCACCTTCTCCTTTATAGGTCTCTGCTATGTTTTTATCCGCACTAAAGAAAGAACCTTTAGCACCAGGGTGTCTGGTTTTTAAATTACCAGCAGCATCTCTTTTACCACCCGTTCCTTTGTATATGATAATATCTTCTTCTACGGTTTGAAAACCTGGAGTTTCTTCAATAATAGTTTCGCTCTCTAATTGTTCTGCTAACTTTTTAAAAGTTTCACTTCCATACTTGTTAAACTTAGGATTATTTACCTCACTCAATGGTCCAGTTGGTATAAATGTCTTTCCTGTTTCAGGATTGAATGCTCCTTTAATAAAATATCCATCTTTAGCAAAACCTGGAAGTGGAACCCATTTACCTTTAGAAGCCGCACCTGTTCCAGTTCCTTTAGACTTATACATTAAAAACTTTTCTCCATTACTTGCTGTAATTTCTAGTATTTGTCTTCCATCAACAATACCCAAGTCTCTAGTAACTTCAACAGTAGCTCCTTGCTCGTCTAATCTTTGGCCTAAATCAATAATATTTTGAACCTCTACTGGTATGTTAGCTAAGTCTTTTCCAGACTCTACATTTTTAGTAAACTCTCCAAATAATTCTAAGTTATCATTTATATTATCATAAACATTAACTTCTTGTTCTGTTATTTTTTCTTCCGTTTCGATAGAAGGCTCCCGTACTTCTTCTTCCACTTCTTGTACACTTTCGGCTGGTTCAGCATCAAGTATATCTCCTGTTTCTTGCTCTTGAATGGCATCTTGTTGTAAGTTTTTAATTTGGTTATCTATTTCTATTACTCTATTCTTTGCAGATTGAGTTGTTTTGTTTTCTAAACTTTTTCTTTCTTTTTCTAAATCAACTAACTTAGTCCTTGTTTCAGGATTAGTAATGTTAGCGGGGATGTCTTTATTTAGGCTATATTCTTCAAGTCTACTTTCTAACATTCCTTTTACTTCAGGATCATTATTTATTTCTATTTTAGCACTTCCACTACTTATGTTTTCATCAGACAATTGATTAACAAAACCTAACATAAATTCTTTAGTGACATTTTCACCATTTAACTTATAAGTTGGTTTATTTCTAGAAAGAAGTTTAGCTCCTACTGTTAATGGAGCAGACCCTAATCCTGCTGCGCCTTCTAAAAATATATCAGCTACATCCATTTCTTGACCAGCTACAGCTTTACCACCAACCTCACCTAAACTACCGCCAACCATTTCTACTCCCCCTCCAGCTGCTCCAGCTAAACTTTTTTTAACACCTGCCTTTACTAATTTTTTAGTTACAGCACCTGCTAAACCAGCTGTCATAGCATCAATACTACCAATAGTTGCACCTCTTCCTACCGCTCTAAACCTAAGACTACTTAGTTTTTCTGGGTCATTTAGTATATCTTTTATGTTTTCTTTATTGAATTCTTTATCACCTAATTCCTCTTTAAGTAATTCATTAAATGTCATTGCGGTTTCTAAAGTTGTAGTTGCTCCTCCAAAAAAACCAGATATTGCACCTCCAAGAGTTGTAAAAACACCTAATGGGCCTAAAGAAAACCCAGTTGACCCAACAGCTGCACCTCCAGCCGCTCCAGCAGCACCTCCAGCAGCAGTAGCAGGATTTAGCATTGACGCAGTTGATGACACTAAAACTTCTGGAAGTATACTTGGATTATTATATAGTCCTTTTAATACGCCAAAAACACCTTGACCTTCTTCATTGTAAGTCTTATAAAAATCTTTTATTTCATCAGACTCAGTATATGGGCCTGTTTCTTGCACAGCTGCAATATACTCTTCAACATCTTGGTTTGAAACATTAGATCCTTTGGCTAAAACTTCAAGAGCTTCATCAACAGATTGCCCTTGTTGATAGCCTGTAGCTCCTGCTCTATACATATCTCCTAAAAAGTCAGTAACTGCATTTTTACCTAACGCTCTTTCTATTAAGGTATCTTTTTCTTCTGTATCATCATATGGAGTTCCTTGTCTAGTAGCTACCTTTTCTTCGGTAGTCATTTCTCGAAATACTTCAGGGTCTAATGAGGATTCCGAAGAAGTAGGTGTTGTTTGAGCTTCTGTAATAGATTCCGTAACTTCCTCCTGAACAGGTAAATCTGAATCTTTTTTTTTTACGCCATATTTAGACTTAAAGTCTTCAACCACAAATTGAATTGATTCATCAGACTCATTGTTTTGAGTCATTTGAGAAACAATTTCATCTAATTTTAGTCTATCTTCTTCGCTTAATATTAATTCATCCTCCATTAGTAACTGTATTTGGTTCTCAATGATTCTTTTTCATCTTCATTAAATTCTCTTAAATTAGTATTTTCTGAAGTATTTGGCGTAGTTGTAATAGTTGGTGAATTTTCAGTATTAGTAATAGAAATAATATTATCTTCAATATAGTTAGGTAGCGTAATGCCTTGTCTTCTTTTTTCTGCTATGGTTGCAGGAGTATCAAATTTTACTTCTCCGTTTTCAACAAAGTACTCTTTGCCTTTTTCTCTTTTTTTGAAAGCAGATATTTTTTCTGAACTTAAACCAGCTGCTTCATTAGCATAACTAAAGAAATCTTCAAACGTATTTAACACCACAGGTTTAGGCTGTCCTTTTTCATCTTTTTCAAAGAAAGTTGCCTCAGGTCTTGATGCTACGTATTCAGAAGCGCTAATTTCCTTATCTTCCCCGTCTGCATCTTTTACAGTAAAAGTTTGAGAAGACTTAGCTAATTCATCTCTACTAGTATAAGTGTCAGCTTTAAATTGGTCTAAATGGTTGACGTATTCATTTATAGTGTTAGCTTTAGATGCCAGACCCATAACAATGCTTTTATTAGTTATAAAGTCTGTTTCAAACTGAGCAGCCCCTTCTTTTTGTTTGTAAGTGTTGTCTAAAGAAACTAAAATACTTTCTTTAAATCCATCAACAGCTAATTTTTGATACTTCTCAGCATCTACTACTTCAGGAATACCTTCTGAGTTTACTACTACTTGTATTTCCATATTGTTTTGAGGCGCTCCTGAAACAAGGGTGTATCCTTTTTCAGCAGCTAAATATTCAGCAGCATCTACTCCTGTTCTGTCGGAAGCCACACTAGCTCTAGCGTAGTCGGTTAAAGAACTTTGAAATTCTTTATTTTTTCTATAACCCTTACTATATGTTAAGTCACCTTCAATACCTTCAGTAGAAGAAACCATTTGACCAAATCTTTCTTTTCCTTTTACAATCAAGTCATTATTAAAAGCAGTGTTGTAATAATTCATTAAAGATAAGTCATCAGAAACAGGGCTTTTTATTACTTGGCCATTAGTCACATAACTAGATTCAAGAATTTGAGTTTCTGGGTTCCATTCAACAGACTTATTCATACCGCCCATTTGATCCACCCAGGTAGCTACTAATTGTGTAGTAGCTCCACTTTTTCCGTCAGTTACTTTTTTAATAAAATCATCATAAGAAGTTTGATAACTGGTAGCATTATTTTTAAATATTTGATATTGAGTGTTAAGAGAGTTTACTGCAATTTTATATTGAGTAGCACTAATCTCACCATTGTCATACTGTTCTTTTATTTTTTGATTAGCATCGCCAATGTTTTGAATAGCAGATGCAAAATATTTACTTTGGTCTGGAGTGACTCCTTTTGGAAGTTTTTGAATTTCCCCAGCCATTGTCTGGTCAGTTAAAGCTGTCTCTGCTTTTTGTTTTTCACCTGCGGCAAATGCCCCACCTAACGCTGTGGTTAAGCCAGTACTAACCGCTCCCCAGTCAACGGTAGTTTTATCTACATCTCTTTTTACGTAACCTATTCCTGGTGCTGCCATAATTTATTGTACTAGTTTTAATCCTCGCATCCCAGGCATTAAATATTGTTGTCCTGACAGAGAAACTCCATACATATTCATTGGCGGCTGATAATTGGGGTCTAAAAATTGACTACCAGAGCCTAAAGTTACGGGTTGTATTGTTGGCATTCCTAGTGTTGGAGTAAAAGGAACATCAACTACAGGAGGTTGATTAGAAGGAGGGGGTTGGCTTCCACTAAACATTCCTTCAAAACCTTTTTCAATCTGCATCGGAGACACGCCTGCTTCAATCATAGAGGTGTAGTCACCTACAATACTTGCAGGAGCTTGTAACGCTTGCTGTTGTGCGGCTACTCTTCTTTGTTGAGCATCAGCTGCTTGTTGTTGGAAGCCAGTAGCTTGAGCAATATCTAAATTAGCTATTCTTTCTAGTTTAGCTTGTTCGCCTTCCGCGATGTCTTTTTCTAACGCTTGAATATCTTTCCTTTTCTGCATTTCTAACGCTTGTCTTTGTTTTTGAGACTGTTGAAATAATTTACTACCCATCGCTGCAGTTAGCCTGGGGTCTTCACCAGCTGTGATATCTAAAACAGTAGATAAGTCTTGGCTTAAGTTTTCACTAGCAGTATCATATATACTAGGGTCAATAGTCCTCATTCTTTGTGCGTTCACAGAGGCATTTTCATAAGCTTTTTTAACATATTTTTTAGCTTTTTTTTCTGCTTTTCTTAAATCTGTTTTAGCTTGATTAGATTGTTGTAAGTTTGCGCCAGCACTAACGGCTTTAATAGCACTACTTATAATTAACATTGTAGCTGGATCCATATGCAAATATACTAAATTACGGGAAACTTTTCATTGATTCTGAGCTAACAGAGAATAATTCTACTTTGGAAGTTGAAGTATTAGTTAGTTCATACTCACAGTAATGCCCCATTACTCCGTGAGATTCTGCTACTGTATTCTTAACATATAGTATAAAATCACCATTACTAGGAGCACTTGCCCCTGTAATTGTTGTGTTTATAATGACTATTTGGCCGTTAATACCTGTTACCACACCACCTAATGATGGGGTCGACCCATAATAAACCATATCCCCTATGCTGATAATACTACCTATGTTTACCGAACTAGCAAAAGTCAGTGTAGTTGCAGTAGGTGTGGTGGCATCAACAGTAGTTACGTTTGCTATACCATTAGCATATCTCATTAATAGGTTAATATCTGTTTCCAGAAATCTAACAAACGCAAAGTAATTACCTTCTTTCTTTTCAAAATAAGTATCTGCAATACTCCCTACTTGAGGTAAGTCAGTTGCTAAAGTAGCTGACCAAGGAGCGTCTGATTCTAGTGTTAATGTTTTAAATAATTTATTATCTAACGGCCCTTTGTTAAATACACTTTTAATAGTGGTATTGTATTGAACGCCATAAAAGTTGTTTCTTAAACTATTAGTATTATGTTTATATAGTTGACCATTTTTAAATGTATATAAATAGTTATTCATACCCTGAGTGTAATCTGGTATAAATGAATAAAAAGAAGGCCACCCTTTTACTCCTGGACTATATGATAAGGTTATTTCTGCCATAATTTAACTTGAACATTCATTTACTTGAACAATTACTCCATTTGCATCTTGTCTTAACCAGTACGTGTCAACTACTGTTGGGTTTGGATTTACATATAAATAATATCCAACTGCTGCTGGAACTGTCATTGCAGCATCATTATAAATAGCTGTTGCTTCAGATGGAACCGCAGCATCTAAATAATAAGTTTGTAACACACCACTTCCACCACAAACTATACTCTCCGTTGACCCAAACGATAAATTAACAGCAGTTGAACTTCTATAATCATATATTAAATACAAATTAGGAGTGGCTACTGAGTTGCTGTAACTAAAAGAACCTTCAAAAACCCCACTTGAAGTATTAGATATGGTTAAGTTATTGCTACTAGCTGCGGTTAACAACGCATTAATATCTGTTTGATTATTACCGTAAGTAGTAGTACTTAGTAAATGTAATAATCTATTTCCGTTATTAATATTAAAATCAAATGTATCAGATCCTGTTTTAGCCGACTTAATAGTTACCGTAGCATTAGGGGTTGGTGTAGTTCCAATGGCTACTTGAGAAGAATATACTTGATACTGAGCTATTCTTTGTGTTCCACTTCCTGTTCCAGTTGCTATATTTGTAAAAGTAACTGGTTGATTTATAAGTGGGCTAGTAGCTAATGCAGAGCTCCATTCGTATTGGTTATGTATAGTTGGAGGCACACCTACAAATTCACTATTTAAACATATTTGATATACGTTAATTACGGCTGATGTAGGGCATTGAACAGTAACAGAATAACTTGCTGAAGAACTAACTAATGAAATAGTAATAGTAGCGGTTTCAATAGATGGTTTGTTTTTGTTAAATTGAAAAGTTCCAATGCCTGTAACACTTCCTGAACTAGTGGTCGTTCCATCATAAGT